CTGGCTACGTCGAGGACCTGCGAATCCTGCGCCGCCAGGTCCTCGATGGTGGATGCCGGTCCGTCCGTGAACAGTGGCATGGTTACGCCTTGGACGCGCTGCCGCGCTTGAGCGACTGGAGATCGGCCGCGGGAACGACGGTGAACTGCACCTTGGAGGCGGCCACGGCATCGTCGGCTTCGGCCTTGGCCTTGTGGTTGGCGGCGCGGAAGGCCGCGGCTTCGTCGGCGGTGGCAAGCAGCGCGGCGCCCTCGACCACCAGGCGGGAGGCTGTACGTCTGGGCGCTTCGGTGAAGACGCCGGGGCGGCCGCCATCGGGCGTTTCCCGGCTGACGATGACGGCGCAGTCGCCGGAGATCTGCCGTTCGGTTTCGCGGATTTTGTCGTAGTAATTGTTCAGGTTCATGTGATCGTTTCTCCAATCTGAGCCGCGACCGTAAGGGAGCGGTGGCTGCGGCTTCGCTAGCTGCCTTAGCCACCGCTCCCTCACGGTCGCGGCTCTGTTACGTGTTCCTCGGGTTGGGGTGGATCGGACTACGTGTTGACCTGGACGCCGGCGGAGTTGCGGAGGATGCCGCAGCCGTAGAGGACGTCCACGGTGAACTGCTGGGTCAGCGTGTTGGGCTGGTAGCTCATGACGACGCGCATGCCGAAGTTGCCGAGCTCGGCGTATTCGGCGATGCCGCCGGTGCCGGGCAGGGGCTGCGGCAGGCGGCGGATCACCAGGCCGAGGGCGTCGCGCGTGAAGGCCAGGTTGTGAGTGGTGGTTGGGGTGGACCCGGTCTTCGGCACGAACTGGGAGCGGAAGACGAAGAAATCCTTGATCTTGCCGATGGTGCCGTCGACCACCGCTTTGAGTCCGGCGTCGCCCGCGGCCTGGAACTCGCTAAAGCGTGGGATCTGGCGCCAAGCCGAGTACGTGGCGGCGTCCACCACCATGAACTTCTGCTGCGACGGCGGAACCTTGGCCAGGAACAGCGCGGTTTCCGCCGCGTCGATGGTGGCTTCGGTGATGGTCGTTCCGGCGGTGCCCACCGGGGTGTTGGAGGTGAAGCCGGCGAAGAGGCCGAGCAGATCGCTTTCGATCCTTTCGGCGATGGCCGCGACCGCGGGCTGCATGTAGATGCGCAGCAGATCGGGGACGGCCAGAACCTTGGTGACGTCCGGGATCTGGAAGGTGGCCTCGGCGTGGGTGTTGAGCACGATGGCGGCACTGGCGATATTGGGCGTCTGCACCTGCACCGAACCGCCGTCCAGGATGTTGTTGGCCTGCATGGGCGGCGGGATCAGCACGTTGACGGTGTCGCCGGCCTGCGCCAGCACCGGCTCGTAATCGCGGTTGACCAGGTTCCCCATTACGAGGTTACCCACCAAAGCCGGCAGCGCGTCCGCCGCAACCAGCTTGACAATCGCATTTGCTACGTTACTCGAAGTGATACCAGGCAATTGAAGTTCTCCTTTGACGCGCAGGGCATGGCCCTGCGCTACATTCCTTTGAGGGTTTGCGACGCGACGCGCACGATTTCTTCCCGCACCCGCTGCATCTCTTCCGGACTCATGCCAGGCCGGATACGCTCCAGGTTCACGGACTCCTGTCCCGTGCCCGGAGCCTTAAGGCTCCCCGTGACCCCGGTGCCGCCGGCGATGCGCGCCGGGAGGAACTCGGGGTTTTCGGCGACGAAGCCCGCCAGGTAGTCCCGGACGGGGAGTTCGCCGCTATCGGTCCGGGCGACGAGGCGCCCGTCGTCGGTTCTCACGATGCCGTCCTGAACGGCCTTGTACGCGAGATCGATCTTGGATACGCCGAGCCGCTGGAGCTCGCTACGGACGGCCGAGCTGCGCTCGGCCTCCGCGGCGGCGTGGCGGCTGCGGCTGTTCTCTTCCACCAGTTCGTTTACGCGGCGCTCGAGCTGCTCGCGCCGGCGGCGCTCTTCCTGGAGCTCCGCCTGGTGCGCCGGAGCCGTCTTGTCCTGCTCGGCGGCCACGTATTCCTGGATGGCTTGTTTGACGATGGATTGAATGTCGGGTGATTCCATAGGTCTCCTTTCAGCTATTCGCTGCGCCGGTTTGTGGCGCGTCGATTTCTTCGGCGACGCGGGTCTTGATTTCCTGGCGGGCGTCGCTGAGGTATTTCAGGGCCAGCTTTTTGAAGATCTGCTTGCGCAGGGTCTCGGACTGGATGCCGAGGTCGAGGAGCTTTTTGGCGTCGTCGAGCTCGTTGGTGAAGTCTGCGATATCGAACTCGTCGAGACCGGAGACGTCGATTACGAGGTCGTCCTGGCGCGCGGCGGCGATGGCCCGGAGCACCTGTTTCAGGGTCTCCTTGACCACGTCGCCGTAGGCCTTGAGGACTTCGTTGGTGATGCTGAAATCGCGCTGCTTGCTGAGTCCGCTGCGATTGTCGCCGGAAGGGCCGGCCTGGTTCATCAGATAGCAGACCCGATAGATTTCGTCCTTTAACCGGACCAGGTTGTCGGCTGCTATCTGATAAACCTTGCCTTCCGGCTCCGTCCAGCCGAAGCGATCGCCGGAACCGAGCTGAATGTAGTAAGACTCGCCTACCACCTGGCTCCACTCGCGGTCGGAATAGACCACCGGCGTGGCGAAGAGGCCCATGGTGAGGGCCCAGGAAAGAGCGTTCGACTTATTGAAGTGCTCGAGCTGCAGGAGCGCGGCCTTGTTCAGGAGCCAGAGGCCTTCGGAAACCTGCAGGCGGAAGACCGGGACGCGGCGGAGTGCGGCCAGGCCATGCCGTCCTTCATCGACGAGCTCGGTCGCGCCGCCGTCCCCGGACTGGCGGTAGAGCTGGAAGTTCTCGCGGTCGTAATAGATCCAGCGGGTTTCCTTCTGCCACTGCGCGTCTATGGCGGAGGACTGCAGGAAGCACGAGGTGCGGAGGACCACCCAATCGAGGGCGCAGGTCTCGTCGTAGTTCCAGTTGATGACTTCCTCGGGGCTGTAATCGACGAGGTAGGCGCGCGAGCGGCCGGTGGCGTCCTCTTCGGCGCGGGTCAGGGACAACGCGCCGGCGCGCGGGAAATCGACCACGGTGTAGGCGGAGCCGCAGACCAGGGCCTGCACGAACTGCCGGCGGAAGAATTCGGCGAGGCTGGTGCCCTTGAGGTCGCAATCGGCGGAGAGCGCCGCGTAGAATCCGCGGGCGGCCTCCCCGGCGCCTTCGAAGAGCAGCGAGGGCTCGCGCCGCAGGAGCGTGGCGGCGTACCAATCGACGATGGAGCCGATGTAGTTTTCGTAGAAGACGCGGTCGAGGCGCTCCTGGTATACGGCCGCGGGCTCCTTGTTGCGGCGCATGAGGTAGCGGGCGGCATTGAGGCGCAGGCGCTCGCCGCCGGAGTAGAGGTCCTGATACTGATGCCACATGAGCTTGCGGGCGGCATATTCGGGATGTTCGCGATTGAGGTTCAGCATTTCGGTTCTCCTAAAGAAGCGGCAGAGCGCGCTCGCCGATGGGGCTTTTGGACTCCTGGCAGAGGACATAGCCGAGGGCGTCGGACAGGTGGGTGCGGAGGCGGTCGCTGTCCTTGTCGATCTGGCTGGTGTCGGCCTTGTAATTGACCTGCTCGAAGTCCGCGATGAGTTCCTTGCACTTGGGATGAATGAACAGTGCCACGTTGCCGTTGGCGGATTGAAGCAGGCCGTTGACGAGGTTGACGCGGTCGCGGACGGCCGGGTTCGCCTTGGCGATGTGATAGGTGGGGCGCATGGAGGAGTGGGCGGTGAAGACCTCCTTGATGACGTCGAAATCGGACATTCCGGTGGCGCTCTGGGAATGGCGGCCGGCGGCATCGCCATAGATGCGCACGCCCGCTATGTGGTGCGGGTAGCGCCGGAGGAATTCCTCGGCGGCCGCCTGGGTGGTGGAGTGGCGCAGGACGATCTCGTCGATGACGAAGAACTTGCCGGAAACCTTCTGCACGACGACGGAGCTCATGGGGTCGACGTTGAAGTCCAGGGCCCAGTAAAGGGGCGAACGGGGATCGACGCAGGCCTCGCGCAGGTTGACGCGGCGATCGAAGGAGCCGTAGACGCGGCTGGCGTCGAGTGCCAGGTACTCGCCGCGGACTTCCTGGAGGAAGAAACGGGGGTCGTAGGAATCGGCGAGGCGCTTGTAGAAATCGGGCACCTTGGCGAGGAGGAAGCGGTTCTCCTCGGGTTTGGCGACGATGGCACGGTATTCGGGCTTGGGGTCGTGGATGAACTTCTTGTAAACCCAGTCGTAGCCCTTGGGGGTCCACACACCGAAGCCGCAGAGGCGGTCGGCCTGGGGATCGCGGAGGCGACCTTCGAGACGGAGCCAGGCCTCTTCCTGGGTGTAAGTGAGCTCGTCGACGCCGAACCAGGCCAGGTTGGTGCCGCGGAGACGCTCGAACTCCTCGACCGGCCGGAAGACGATCTTGGAGCGCGTGTCCCGCATGGTGGCGGCATTTTCGGACTTATTGAGGTCGAACGGGATCTTGTTCTTTTCCAGGATTTCGAACAGCGCGGTCTGGGTGACGTCGCGGAGCATAGGGTAAGTGGGGGCGCCTAGCAGGCCCATC